TAATTGCTCCATCTTCATCTATAACTGCAACATGAGCCTCGTCATTTGTTGCACCAGCCGCTGTCGCAAAATCTGATGTTCCTGGTGCTGCATCATAATATGACTTATACGCCCAATTAGCATAATCTGTATCGCCTTGCCCAGAAAAAGAAACCTTTAAACTGTTTCCTAATGTTCCTGGATATTTTGCTATAAAGTTATGAGTATCTGTTGTTAATTGTGCTTGTTGACCATCAAAGTTATCTCTATTAGTAACAAGTGGTACACTACTTGCGTTTGTATCACTAGCATTTTTTGCTACTGATGTATAATCTCTAACAACATATAGATCATTAGAGTATCTAAGATAATATGCTGCTGNATGAAAGTCTACAGTATTANCTGTATCAGGACTTCCAAAAGTTCCTACTAAGGTTGCTTCATTGCTAACGAGTGTGGGTACATCACATGGACCCCAAGAAAAGTTTCCTACAAACGCACCTGTTGACGTAGGTATGTTGGGAACTCCACTAGTTAGATCAACTTCTTTTACAACGATTGCAGGAGATTCAGAGGGTGCTGTTAATGCCATNTCTCTTTTCCTTTTCCAAGTAAATTAATAAGTTCTTCATAATACGGTTATGTTCAATTACTTGTATTTATATAAAGTGTATTTTAGAACCTTTCATATTCTGTTTGTATATGCCATCTCTCTGCTTCTTGATCTACAACTATTTCATGTCTACCATCATCTATAAATCCAAAAGGTAGCACATCATTTTCAATTTCTTGCATTTTCTGAGAAAATAACAAATCTTTAATTTCAATATCTGTAAGTTCATTAAAATGAAGTGTACCTACAAAATACCCAAAAAGAACAAAATTCATCACTAGATCATCATGATTACCATCACTTGCTTCCCACGAATTTCCTTTTGCCGAAAACGTAGATATTTCTAGTATAGTATTTTCATCATGTATGATTAATTTTTTATTTTCAAGTAAGTCTTTGAATGATGAACAGCCCATTCTTTTTACTTTTCTATTCATTTTAATACCAATAGAATCTGCTTTCACTAAAGATTCAACATACATATTTTCATATTCTAAATCGTGATACAATCCGTTAGCCACAACCATTCCAGCATCATTTGATTCAACTACAACAGTTGCCATATTATATGCAGAAGCATACTTATAAATTATATTTGGAAATAATAATGGAGATATAAGATTATTTCTATATACAGCAACTTGTTCAAACACATCATTTGAAATATCAATTATATTGAATGTTGAATAATCTCGGCCTCTACCTTGAGCAATATCAACCATACAAGCATAAGTATGACCTTCTATTGGTTCTTTATATACCAAAACACTGTCTTTGTCAATTCTTTTTTTAGGTTGTGTTGCTGATAATGAAAGTAATGTTTCAACCTCTATAAGCGTGTTTCCAGTTCCTATAAATGTGTTTCCAAATTCTTGATCAAACTGAAGTTGGGACGTATTATTGATTGTTTGTTCTTTCCATGTAACATCACGGCCCGGCACATCCCACCAATCAACTCTAAAAGGTTTATATTCATTTACTTCTTGAACAGCACCTTCCCAAATTTTATGAAAGACATTACCTATGCCGTTTGCAGTAGAAGTGATAATAACCTTAGTATTTTCACCAGCAGAAACAACAGGATATGTTGAAGTATAAAATTCGTTTGCTCTTTCAACAAATGCAAACTCATCAAGGTAAAGTAAATTTACCGACATGCCGCGAATAGATGAACCTGAAGTTGCTGCCGCAACTATTCTAGAGTTATTACTAAATTCAATTGAACCCTTATTCAGTGCTTTACATCCTGGTTGCAAAAAGAAAGGTAAATTCTCTAACATAAGAGTGACTCTTCCCAGCATTTCTCTTGCTGTCGCACCTTTATTTGCCATAACTGCAATAACTTGTTCTGGATTGAACAAAGCAAACCAAAGTAAATATGCCACTGATGATATGGATTTACCCGATTGCCGACACGCTAGAACGATAGAGAATCTATTATTACTGAATTGATCAAACATTTTTTCTTGGTATGGATATAGATCAAAATTGACAAGACCTTTATCAAGTGATATTATCTTACAATATGTCTTTGCAAAATATGCTGGATCATTCATACATTTTTGATATTCTAAAACACTTTCTTGTGTCCATTCTTGAATCACACCATCACGTTTTACATTCATATTTCCAAGATAAGAGTTTGTTACTTGACGATCAGTCATCTTCACTCTTTGGATTAAATTCTATTACATTTTCATTATCTTTAATATGGATAGCCTCTGGTTCTTTTATATCTTGAAGCATTCTTTGTAATTCTACAGTTGAACCTACAAACAAATTATTTGTAGTTCCACCCTCTAATGCTTGAGTATTTCTATTTAACTCATTTTTCTTTTTATGTAAATCAATGAGTTTGTCATTTACTTCAGATACATTTTTAATTAAACCAGCAACAACTTCAAACGCCCTTGGATGTTCTAAAGCAGAAGCAATATTCATCATTTCATCTAAAGACTCTTGACCTTTTTGAATTAAGTCGTAATAAGTCTGCCGTGTAAATTCTAAATCATTTTTTTCATTATTTGAATCACTCATTATATTTTTTCCTACGCACTATCAAAATTTTCTTTTATTGTTTCAGTAAATCCAAAATCGCTATCTCCTGATGGCGGTGCTAAATTTAAAGGATTGGGTTCAATAGTATATTGAGATAATTGTGGATCACTAGAATCTCCTAAAATTTGGTTATAAACATCAGTAGTTGTTTTTCTAATAATACTATGATCATTAATAGGCCCATAAAAATTCGCCAGCATTGTAAAATCTAAAGTATAAATTATAGTTCTTCTTTGCTCTAACGATCCTTCAAAATCATCTGCAAAATTTACACTCGTTAATGTTATAGGAACATCTTCTTTTATGTCAGAGGCTAATGTTGCAAAAGGTTTCATTGTTATGGTATAATGCGGATTAAAGTATGGAATTATCTGTTCCACCATTTGTAGAGCATCATCTTGTGTCTTTGCATAGATATTTAATTGAAATGCAATGTCATATGGTGCAGGACTGAAAAATTTATTTCTTTTAGAATTAGATGTGACGGATAAATTTTTATCATATGCATTCATCTTAGGAAGTTTACGTTCTGCATTATATGTAAAAGACGTTATTTCAAAAGACATTCTAGGAAGTTTAATAGCAACCCTTGTATCCTTTTCAAGATCAGGATTTTCTCTGATCCTTTCTAAGTATTTTGCTTTAGGTGCATATGAAAGTGGTACTTTTACTTGACTTATGATTTTTCCAGAAGAATCTTTTCTTAACACATAAATGTTGTTGAACATAGTTCCAAAAATTGCAACTGATTTTCTAATTCTTTCGTGATAGAAATACTGTAACATTATTCGTCTCCCGGATCACCAAATGGATTAGTTTCAGAAAAATCCAAGAAATCTAATGTAGTACCACTTACATTAGCGGCAAATTCTTCATTCTGTTCATTTGAAGAAATTTTATTAACTTCTTTTACTGTCAAAATTTTTGTTCTAAATCCATGATCGCCCCCAACAATATCTGAGTCTGATCCCGGTGCAAATGTATGATACTTTCCATCATCAGCACCTACATGAACCAAAGACATTACTCCAGTTTCTGAATTAAAATTAGTTATTTCACCTCTAAGTTTAGTGGTTGCTAATTGATGAGATATTTTTTCACCAACAGAATATTTCGCAAGGATTGGTGGAGCAATATAAATTGAAGGTGCGCCCTTACTTGGTTCATAATATTTTCCCCTCGCAGTTATTACTATTCCTGTTATGGTTCTATTTGTTGGATGCACAACAGAGTGACCCGCCGCTCTGAAATGATTACTGTCTCCAGTTGCACTATCAAAAATTACTGTTGGTAATTCTGTATAAAATCTTCCAGCATTAGTCATCGTAACAGATAAAATACTATTATCGCTATCATCTGGATTCATATTTGCAACTCCGGTTGCTGTAAAATCAGTTGCAACTTTTGTTGGGGCTGAAACAATTACGCTTGGCGCATCTGTATAAAAATTTCCAGAATCTGTTATAGTTAAAGATGATAAAACCGCATTGGTTATAACTGGTAATGCACTAGCGGTAAAGTCGCTTGCTATCTTTTCTGGTGCTGAAATTGTAACAGTTGGTGGGTTAGAATAAAAATCCCCAGAATCTGTAATAGTTACAGTAGATACCACATGATCAACTATTGTTAAACTTGCTGTTGCAGTAAAATTACTTGACGGTAATGTTGGTGCTGAAATTGTAACAGTTGGTGATGTTGTATATCCACTACCAGAATCTGTAATTAAAACATTTGAGAGTCTATTATTAACTATTGTTGCTGTGGCGGTAGCAGTTGAACCACCAACAGAATCAAACGGTGAAATTGTTATTGTGGGTGGTGTAGAATTATCATAAAATTTACCAGCATTGGTTATAGTTAATCCAGATAGTTTATTGGATGCTATTGAAGATGATACTAATGCTTGTTTATCATTATCAGTTGGGGGTGATATCGTTATAGTTGCAGTTCCGGCACTATCGCTATCATAAAATTTACCAGCATTGGTTATAGTTAATCCAGATAGTTTATTGGATGCTATTGAAGATGATACTAATGCTTGTTTATTACTTGAATCTGTAGGTGGTGATATTGTTAGGGTAACCGTACTAGAACTATCATAAAATTTTCCAGCATTAGTAACTGTAAAAGAACTTACTTTATTACCTGACAATATTGCCGATACTAATGCTTGTTTATTACTTGAATCTGTAGGTGGTGATATTGTAATATTCGGCACACTCAGATAATGTGATCCAGAAGTGGTAACTCCAATTGATATTGTTGTGGTGGCACTATCTAAGTTTGGTATCATAACCGCTTTGAGTATAGGAGTAGTTGGTGCTTCAATTACTATTGCAGGTGCAGAATCATATCCAAAACCAGCGTCAGTAATTAAACCACTTTGAATATAGTTAGTAGGCATTATAATACTCCTATATTAGCAGTCGC